GGTATGACCTTGGAATGATATTTCCCCATTGTATGGGGCATGTGATTGCTCACCAGTCTCGCTATCTGGAGCGGCTTCTGCGCCTTCATTTTCTGGCTGTGGCTGTGGAGCGGTAGGGTGTGGCAATCCAGCCAGCGCGGGGTGAATTGGCGGCTTTCCTTGTGGAGCTGGCATACCTTGCGGTTGCGGCATAGAAGGTTGACTAGCTGCTTGCATCAAAGAATTTTGCTGTTGCTGCGGTTGTTGAGCGGGCTGAACTTTCTTGCCCATTGCCATTTCTGCTAGTCCCATGATTACTCCTTAGTATTTCGGGTGATTTTACTCTAAAAATGCGTTCAGCAAGGTTGTTTTAACTGCCGCCGTTCCTGAGAATTCATAAATCCTAGGCTGCGCTTTTGTCATGCCAAGTCTTAGCCAAAATATGCGTTTTGCGTAGTCTGCCAGGCCTAAATCTCGCCAACTTTCTGCTGACCATGTATGCCCACCGTCGTCTGAGTATCTCATCATTACTTGTGGTGCATCACCGCCAATAACCCCCACGCCAGTTTCGCATTCAAGCACTAACTTATGATGAATTGCGCGAGTTGAATTAGTGGATGGCGCACGGAAAGAGCGAATCCACTTGTGGTTTGCCAAACCATCAGAATGCACTGTTGGCTCGATACTGTAAATCAATCCCTCTGCGTAGTCGCATACAAGATGCTTGCCATTAAAAAAAGCATATTGCTGTGCGTCCCATCTTGATTGACTTCCGCTAGAAAACGATGCTCGTTCGTGCCAAATCTGCGTATTCAAGTCATACACAAATGTTCTCTTTCCAGTTGGGAATGTTAGTACATAAAAGTGATGACCATCCTGTTGATATGCAATTGCAATAGCATCATCTGTGCGCGCCATATTTTGGATAGCATACTCGATTGAGTATGTGCTAATCCGCATTGGAGTAAATCCATTGAGGCGATAAACAATTCCGCTGCCAGTTGAGCTTCTACCAAGCCACATGACTGAATTATCAATCTTCGCTATCGAATGTTGTGCGACACACCCAACCTCAAATATCCCTGACGCATTGCGTATAAATGGCGACGGGATAGTGCCAGAGTCATAAAACACCTCGCCAGATTGCTCACAAAACATGATGCACTCGTTATGCGACACTATTTCACCAACTAACTTATCTGGGTTTGAATCTACAGTTTGAACATTGAGGGCATCCCAATATCCGCCCTTGAGCGGGTCTGATACATAGAAGTTTTGTGTATTCGGCTCACAAGCCACAAACCTACCATTCATGTAAGAAACTGACTTTGTGGTACTAGGGAATCCATAGCCAATAGTCTTAAATGTAGCTACTGCGTTTGATTGCCTTACAGTATGCGAGCCAGTATTTGATCCGTAATATGAAAGATTTTGCCCTAGTTCATTGACAACATAAAAATCAGTTGTGCTTGGTATCCCTCCTACATCAAACGACCCTACATGGATTTCTGTGTAATACAGACCATGACCTTGCCCAGCAACTAAGTCACTAGGTAATACCCCATTTGTGCCGAAAATTATCCTGTCGCCAGTAACTAGCCCAGCCGCAACCGCAGACGGGACATTGGCGCATAAATATGTTGAGCTTGCGTAGAAATTGATTGCCACTGGAGTAGGAGGCGGCGCGATATATACGTCCTGCGCTCCTACATGGATGCCAGATGAAGAGTTAGCTTTTTTAGCAGTAATAGTGATGGTGGTGGAAGATATTGGCGATTCTTTGACGTAGTAATCCGCAAATTGCGTAATCCCACTACCGCTAAAATGACCAGCTACATCTGCATTACATTGTATGACATCACCAAATGATAGATTATGCGGGATGCTTGTTGAAAATACAGTCCGTGTGCCACCATCCACAGAGTCGTTGTATAATTTTCCAGTGGCGACGGTAATTGGCAGCAATGTATTGTCCAAAAACTTGAAGATGTAACCAATAACGCCAGTAACGATAATCATCTCAATGCCATTATCTGAGAATTTCGTCACCTCGCCATGTGCAATAGCCCCCCTAGATGTCATAGTCCCATCTACATTTAGCTCATACAAGGTAACGCCAGCCGCAACGAAGCATCGCCCATTGGAGGCTGTGTATATCCCAGATGCGATTACTCCATCTGGGATTTCATACTGTCGCGCTAGTCCAGCGGTTGATACAAATCCAGCTACATCGCCTTTGTCATTCGTTGTCGGATATAAATTTACGCACTTGTTATCAGCAAGGTTGGTTGACCTCTGTACGTCATTCCCGCCGAAAAACCCTTGAATCGGTTTTAGCATTATTGATACTCCTGTGATGCTAATTGGTCGTCACGCGAGGACGACTAGGTGCGCGTTTCGTTTCCGCCCATGCTTTGGCGCGAGCATTGTCATTCTGGTAGTTGTCGGCATGCGTCATTCCAGACTGATTTTCAGCCTGTTGCGCCGCCATCAGAGTTTCAAACAATGAAGCCATTACATGCCGCCCATAAAACGCGCAAAAGACCCTCCAGAGCGTCCGCTAATGGCTGGGTCAATCATCATCGTTGGGATGACAGTGTTTGTCCTGTTGATGTATTCAAGCGATGACCTAGCCGCCTGTATAGTAAGCTGACTAAGCGCGCCAGTTGGGTATTGCGGGGCGATATTAACTGCTAGATTTTTGATTAGAGCCTCTTCATAGCCAGGTGGCATTGCAAGCTCTGCTCCAAGGTTTGGAAAGCGAACAACGGTATTGATAACGCGCATGTTCAGCGTACATCCAGAAGCTAATGGGAAAACGTGAACAGTGCCGTTTGGGAATGTCCCCTCATAAAAAATAGCCGAAGGAAGCCCGCCAACTGTGCCTTTGAACGCGATTGCATCCCATTTCTGGTTGTCAATAACAGATACTGGATAGCTTACGCCTTGGCGGTCAACTGTTGCGGTTTCAATCTTAATTGGTCGGTCGGCTACTAATTGACCTGTTTGCCCAATGGTAAAAGACGATTCGCCAGTTAGACCCCATTGGTATTGATTTGGATAGTAAGCGAACGATTGGTCGTTGCTGAACTTTTCCATAAGGCGATTTAATGCGCGTAGCGCATCATTGGACATGGAAGCCGATGGGGTGTCGTTCTCTGCCAAAACCCCAAGCTCTTTAAGAGCATCATTGATGATAGTTTGTGCAGTAGCCATCGTCTTACCTTTGAATTGTGCCGCCTCAGCGCATCGCTGCGTTAGAGGCGGGGATTACATGCTTAGTGCGTGATATAAGTCCCTGTTGGGTTCAACACAGACCAATCAATCACGGTATTTGCAGTTGCGGCTGCATTCATGGTGATTGTAACAGAACCAGCCGCAGGAACGATACTCGCAATCGTAGTTGCGGTTGCGTCTGCGACAGCCTGAGCGATGGCAGCAAAAATCTTAGTGCCTGCATCAATCAGGTTATTGGTAATCACAATGCTTGTCGCACCTGCTGCCACAGCTGCACGTCCTTGCACTGTGTTAGCGGTGACGTTCCCAGCGGTAATAGGAAGCGTAGTTACTGTAGCCAATCCAGCCGTAACCAATGATGCCTCTTCCGAGGTGATAAATTGAACTACCGTGCCAGCGGCATAGCCCTTGTAGGCTTTCGATAACAGAATCATGTTTATTCTCCTGATTATTGCCCCCAGATGCTATCTAGGGGCGGATTGGTTAAAGTGCGTATTTAACAGAAAGTTCAGGGTACGTGGCTGCAATACCCCACAAAATGTCGATACGCATCACGCTCACGTCATTCTGGAAGTCGTAACCCTCTGTAACCTTCAGGTTCAAGCCGTTGCTTTGCTCTTGGTGTACATCAACTACACCATTACCTTTTGGAGGCATCCACATAGGCACAGAAGCCAAGGTGAACGCATCTTTATGGTAGCCAACAGAGCATGTGTAGCTAGTGCTTGCCGCGCCAAAGATTGCATACGGCTGACCAGTGGTTGGCGATGCTGTTACGTTCTGGAATACGCCACTTGGGATAATCGCTGGGCTGATTGGGATAGATGTCGAACCGACTGGAACATCTGCGGTAACGATAAA